GGTAAAAGTAAATCAGGAGGCCTTAATAGAAAAGGTATAGCCTCTTATAGGAGAGCCAACCCTGGTAGTAAACTATCCATGGCTGTAACAACTAAACCATCTAAATTAAAAAAGGGAAGTAAATCTGCTAAAAGACGTAAATCTTTTTGTGCTAGAATGAGTGGGGTCAAAGGGCCCATGAAAGATGAGAAAGGAAGGCCAACAAGAAAAGCATTAGCATTAAGAAAATGGAATTGTCAAGATGGATGTACTATGAATATAAATAGAAAATCAAAAAAGAAAAGAAAATACCAATATGGTGGTGTAAACAATAAAGAAAAAGACAATAGAGAAAGAATAAAAATGCCAGATAGTCAAAGCGTCTTTAGCTTTAAATCTAATCCTAATGTAGTTGCTGGATCACCACCTAATCCACTTAAGAGTGCATTTAAAATTGGTAAAGCAGGTTATAATTTATCAGAAAAAGCAACTAAATTAACTGAAGAAAAATTAAAAGAAAAAGCAAAAAGAGGAAATTACAATTTTGGAAGAAAATTCCAAGAAGGAGGTATGGTTTATAAGCCTAAAGGTTTTAGAAAAAGAAGAAAAAAATAATTATGAGTGGAGTAATAAGCTTTAAGGCAACAGAATTTTTAGAAAACACCACAGGTGCTGGAACTTCACAGTTTACTAGACAGTCTTCTTACTGCTACCCTAAAGACTCTTTTAAAAAGATGTTCTCCAAAAGATACACTACAAATAGAGATTCTTCCATGGTGGTAAATGGAGCTGTAAGTTCTTCTACCAGCCCAGTTCAAGTAACTATTGATGGGATTACAACATTATCAGCAGACCTAAAAAGAGGTCAGAAGTTAACTCTAGAAGGAACAGGTGGGTTTATTGGAACTGTTAGAGGAGTTAATCCTGACGCTAACCTTATTATTAGTGGGCCTTTAGGAACTTCATCATTTATATTAAATTCACTAAATGAGGATTTACCTGACAACACTAAGCTTTTTTTCTCGTCTGAAGAAGCTATTATATTCATTCAATTTGACACAGAAGGGGATCTGGTTGACAGAGATCAAGTATACATGTTTGTAGATAATAAATTTGTAGACATAGTTATTAATACTATATCCAGAGAATTGACAAATAACGACTATACCAGCATAGAATCTAACCAGACCACTGGAATAGGTCGTCATATACGACATATACACGTTACAGCAGGTGAATCTGTATTATTAGACTAATACACCAAACACATAAACAACTACCATAATAGTTATATAAATAATATTTGAAACATCTATTTTCATACTGCAATATAACACACTAATGTTAACCTAATGTTAAAAAAATTTTTTTAGAAATTTTCAGGGGTGGGGTTATATATATATATGCAACGCCACAAATACAAAAAGAAATCAATTTTCCTGCAGGGGGGTCTTCTTTTATTATTACTTTATAATATTTTGTTTTTGCTATATACTATTTTTTTTTATTGGTTTGGATCTACTAAATTATTAACATTTAATTGTTTATATGTTCTAGATAAACTAAAAAAGAAACTATTTTAATTATGTTGGTATAAAATAGATACTTTCTCTTTTGGCACAACGCCCTCCAACGTTTACGCAATTACTAAAATAATAAATTGAACCAATAATAAATATATATTTTAATAATGTTTTAACAATATAAATAAAAAAATTAACAGAGGTGAATCAAAGTTTTTAAAAAATAATTGTTAAAATATTTGGAAAATTAATTTACATTTTATTACCTTTGTAATGAACATTAAAAATTAATGATTATGAAAAATAATAATGATACTATAAAAAGATATTCAAAAAGTTATTTTATAACTGAGTTATTAAAATCATCAGATGAAAAATTTGATACTTTAATAATGGGTTTTGAAATAGCTTTATCAGAATTAAAAACAATGAGCAAAAGCAATTTAAAATTTAATCCAATGAAGTACTATAAAAATACTTTTGGTTTAAAGGGTGGAACATTTAAAAAGTTATATGAGGATATGAGTAATTTTCAATCTCTTCTAAATGATGAAACATTCCCATATTTTGCTTATTACAATAAAAATTAATATTAATCAGAGGGGTTGAAATATACCCCTCATAAAACTAAAATTATCATGGAAATAATAATAATGACAATATTTATTGCTATTTGTCAATTAGCAGAATATTCAAAAAAAAGAAAAAAATTAAATAATAACAATTAAAACTATAAAATTATGAAAATACTAAAATATCAAACAATGGAAAATTTTAATGCATGGTCAGGGGCAATAGACACTCTAGAAACAATTAAAGAACATGGAAAAATTAAAGAATTAGAATATTTAATTGAGGAACTATTTTTTGAAAAAGTACCAACAGAAACACAAATTAACGATCTTTTATGGTTTGAGGATGAATATATTTTTGAACAATTAAATATAAAAGAATAATGTTGATAACTTTGTTAATATCTTATTATCAATATATTATAAAATGTAAAAAAAATTTACTATATTAGATTATAAATAAAAACTAAACACTATGAAAACAAAATTAAAAGTTAAAAACATGTCAAGCAATAAGGGGAATTTAGTTCCTAATCAATTTGAAATATATCTAAATAATAAAAAGTATTTTCAAAGCTATGACACCATAATAGCATGTTATGATAATAAAGGGCTAATTTTAGACACTTACGCAACTGAATATAGTAGAACAACATCAAAGTATTTAACATTATTTACTGGATTATATACAAAGGAATTAAGACAGAAAATAAAAAATAAAACAATTAGAGTTAAAAATTTAAACTAATAAATTATGAAACAACAAAATAATAATACCAATTACTTAAATACATTATTGAAATATAAATTAATAACATTAAAACAATATTATTTCAGAAAGAAAGCAAGCGAATTAAATATAAACACTTATAAATATTAAAACTATGAAACTAACAGAATTTTTAAAACGAATAAATCACTATCATAACAAAGTTACTTTTACAGATGTAAACGATCAAGAGCATTTTTTATATAACAAATTTGTTGTATTAGATGACAAAGGCAATATAGACTATAACAAACAAAGCAAACTATATAAAGAAAATGAATTAACATGCTATAATTGGATAAAAGAAAATAAAAAAGAATTACTAAATAAAAAAATATAAAATTATGATAACAGAAAAAAACAGAATAAACTACATTATGGGATATGAATGTGGAGATCTAAACGATAAAGAAACATTAGAATTGTTTAGTCATCTTATTAAAAATGGTATGGTGTGGAAATTACAAGGTCATTATGGTAGAACAGCAAATTCATTAATAAATAACGATTATATATGTAAAAATGGTAATATTAATTGGAGTTATATAAATGAATTATAAAAGGGCATACTTACCCCTATTACAAATCAGAGGGTTTGAGAGAGATAATTTTAAAAGAGTTATTATTCTCTAAAAGAAGTTACAATAAAAAAATGACAAAGTCAATAGTATTAATAAAAAAAATTTAAACAATAAAATTATGGAAATAAAAAAACTTATAAAACAATTACAAGAATGTTTAAAAGTTGGTAAAACACATCTAACATTATTAGCAAACCAAACTAATGGAGAAGATACAGATTTTGATATGCACATGAATAATTTAGAAGTATGGAATGATGGCGAAGAAACTGCGACATTATTTATGAGCAACATAACTGAATTAGATATTAATGGAGAACCTTTAAATTAAATAAAATTATGGAAAAGATTATAAAATATTATCAAGAAAATAAAGAGCAATTTTGGATAGATTGCTTATTGAGTAATGAAGAAGATAGACAATATCTATACAACGATTGGATAGAGGATTATTTTAAAACATCAACATTTATTAACTAACTAAAAACATTTAAAACTATGAATACAAATAAATTAAATCAACACTTAGAAAATAAAACAAATCAAGATATTAGAGAAATGGTATCTAAAGTAATGGACTTACTAAAACAATTTGATGAGGAAACAAAAAAAAGTGGAACAACAGAATATTATCATATAGATAATGAAATTTTTAAAATGCTAACAACAGAATTTTCAAATGCAAAACGCAATAAACCTGCATATATTACTTATATGAACAATGAAAAAGTTGCACTAAATGGAAAATGGCTAAATCAATTATTTTTAAACATGTTTAGACAAAGATATTTTGACAAAATTTTAGACAATAGAACAAAAGATCTATTAAACAAAGTAGAACTATTAGATTAAAAAATTATGAACAAAGAACTAACAGAATTATTAATTAATGTTCAAGAAAAAGCAAGAACATTAGAGCAAGAACTAGAAAAAACTAAAAAATTACTATCATCAAAAACAAATAAAATTATGGAAGAAGAATATCAATTAAATATAGATGAAGTTTTGTATCTACAAATGATAATACAACAGAATTTAAATGATGAATATACAGAAGATGATGAAGTGTATAGAAATATGATAATAAAACTGCAAAATAAAATATGCTTAATTAAAAATGAATTAAATAAATAACATTAAATAAATAAAATTATGGAAAAAGAAATAACAAAAGATTTAGGAACTAAAATAAAAAACTATATAGAATGGTATTTACAAGATTGTGATAATCAAGTTGAGGAATTAGAATGGCTGATTAATCTTGTAATAGATAGTGGGGGAAAAGAAAAAGATGAAATAATTGAAGTATTAGAAATACATAATAAATAAACTTAAATATAAAATTATGAAAAAAGAAAGATTAGTAACAATATCAAATAGAAGTGTATATCATAAATACGCAGAGGTAACTATACCTATACCAAAACATATTAAAAAAGATGATGTAGCAGATTGGTTATTTGAAAATGAACATTTGTATACAGATGATTTAGACCAACGATTACATGAATCAAAGTATGAGTTTGGGTTTGGATTGGGTAATGGTATGGATGAGAAAGATGAAGAAAGTGAAACGAGGTACGATATAGAGGGTGAAAAATATGGAGGACACTTATAATGGATAAATACATAGAACTTTTAGATTGTGTAAGCGATTGTTGTAATGCACCAACAAATTCAGATGTACCAATTTGTACATATTGTGGTGAACACTGCGATATTTATTTTGAAGAAAATTAAATGGGAAAATATTATAATAAATTTTATAGAAACTTTAAAAAATGGGACAAGGATAAACTAGTATCAAATTGTTGTGGATCAGAAATAAAAGATAACATTTGCCCCATGTGTAAAAAAGAAACAACTTTAGTAACAGAAAAAAATTATAAAAGAACAAATTATAATGTACTAAAACATATTTGGAAAATTAATTAACATTTAGTAACTTTATGTAAAATTTTAAAACAATTAATATGAACGAAACAGAAAAAAACTTACAAGACTTAAAAAAAGCGTGGAACATAGGCAACAAAAATAAAGAATTTGAATGGGTATTTATGACCAAAGATGAAAAAGAATACTTTAAAAAATGTTGCAAACTTATGTATAATAAATCTAAAAAAATATGAAAATAGAAATTAATCCTGAACATTTGGCTCATAGATTGGCTATGGACAAGGTTGAAAAAAAATATCAAGACTTAGATATTAGTCCCTACATAGAAAATTGTGTTGAATATATTGGTTGTTCTTTTACTGAAGTAGCTCAAAGAGATTTTGATAAACACAAAGATAAATACCTAAAACTAATATTAAAAAAATAAAACTAAAAAAACATGAAAAAAAATCAATCACCAGAATTAAGAAAAATAGTTAATTCTGTATGCACGAATTGTAGTGTAACATCAAATTTATTATTTAGAGATAAACACGCAAGAAAACTAGATCATATTGTTAGAGCAAGACAAATGCTAGTATCAATATTATGGAATGAAAAAGGACTAACTAATTATGCAATAAGAGATATATTAGGATATAAAAATCATGCATCTGTAATACACGCAAGAAAACAACACGAACAAGACAATAAAAATAATTTTAAGTACAGAAAAACTTATGGTAAAACATTAATTGACTTAGGTATTCAGAACGATTACTCTACTGATATTGAAAAACAATTAAAAGAACAAAAGAAAATAAACAATGTACTCAAAAGGTTATACGAAAATGAAAAAAAAGACTGCGAAAGAATAAAAAAAGAATTATCAGATCTAAGAAAAAAATATTTACTTTAACCACTATTTAATAAAATAATTTTACTATATTTGTAAAATAAGTTTAATTTAATTTAATAAACATGAAGAAAAATCTAAAAACAATTAACATCAAAGGTAAAGAATATGTTGAAGTCAATGAAAGACTTAAATATTTCAGAAAAAACTACAAAGACTACGCATTAACAACAGAAGTTTTACAATGCACAGAAGAACACTGCGTAATGAAAGCTAGTATATTTAACTCAGAGGGGGTTGTAATAGCAACAGGGCATGCACACGAAACAAAAGGATCAAGCTATATTAATAAAACATCACACGTTGAAGTTTGCGAAACATCAGCATGGGGCAGAGCTTTAGGAAACTTTGGTATTGGTATAGATAGCTCAGTAGCTAGTGCAGATGAGGTCCAAAATGCTATCATCAACGACAAGGGCATGAAAGCGAAAAATAAAACAACTAAAAAAAAACTAACAACAGATCAATTTGATGCTATGATGATGGCTATAAGCGATAAGCAAGGTTTATTAGTTAAACAAAGAATGGATAGCTATGATATAGATAAAGAACAAATGGATCAATTAAATGAGGCTATAAAACAAAACATGTAACATGAACTTTGAAAAACAAATAGAAATATTCAGTAAAAGTGATGCTGAATATTATGGGGATAAAAATTTTATCACCAACTCACAATTAGGCAAGCTAGCGAAATCTCCAAAGGTACTGGATCATTATAGAAAGTATGGTCAAGATGATACTAATGCTTTATTATTTGGTAGAGCTATGCATATGGCTGTTTTTGAGCCTGATAAGTTTTCAGAAGAAGTTATAAGATATGAAGGTAAAGTTAGGAGGGGCAAGGATTGGGAAAGTTTTAAACAAGAAAACGCAGACAAAACTATCATATCCTCTTCTGAATACAAGGCTGTTTTTAGGATGTTTGACAAGTTAATGAGTATACCAAGGGTAAAAGATCTTATTACAGATGGTATACCTGAGGCTGTAAATTGTTGGCAAGATAGCGAAACTGGAGTTTATTGTAAGGGTAAATCAGATATGATAAAGAATGTAAATGGAGTTAAAATGTTAATAGACTTAAAGACCACGCAAGAACACAATGAAGAGTCTTTCAGGAGATCTTGTTATAAATATGGATACGATAGGCAGGCAGCTTTTTACACAGATGGATTTGGTGGTGATGAATTTTGGTTTATTGTGATAGAAAAACAACCTCCTTATGATGTAGGAGTATATATGTGTAGTAGCGATTTTGTAGAAGAGGGAAGAAAAAAATATAAAAAACTGCTAGAAACTTATAATAATTACTTTATAAGGCAAGAAAGCGATATTAATAATTATTATATAGAATCAATATTATGAGTAAACTAAGAATAGAATTAAAAAACAGAAAAATTACTTTACAAGAAGTATCGACCTATATTTCTAGGTCAAGACCAACAACAACAAAAAAGGTTTTAAAACCTGAGTTGTTTACAGCTCAAGAGATTAGATTAATTTCTGAGATGTTAAATGTGGACCCAAACTGGGCCTTCAATTATTTATTTGTTTAATTTAAAATTTAAAAAAATGCAAAAAACTAAAGAAACTATTTATTGTGGTAATGGTAAAGAGGTGAACTTTCAAGATGGGGGTTCTATTGTAAACTTTACTATACACTTAGATAAAATTAAGGAACACGTTTATGATTATGAGGGTAAAAAATATGTTAACCTTACAATCTCTGCCTTAAAAGGTGGTGCTAATGAATATGGTAAAACACACTCTATTAGAATCAATGATTTTGAACCAGATTCAAACAAAGAAAAAGATTCTAAAGACCTACCATTTTAATTTTTGTTTTTCATAATTTGCTTGGAGGGGGTTTATTCCCCCTTTAGGCACAAAAACTAACAATATGCTAATAAAAATTAACAGAGACTCTTTTATAGAAAGCTCTAGTATAGAACAGTATTATTTAGATGGTGTCAAGATCATATTTTACATATCATCTAGGAAACATGAAGAAATATACGATTCTGAAGAAACAGCAAGTAATGTTTTTAATAGGGTGGCTAGTTCATTTAGAGATGCAACATCAGAGCCAGTAATAAAACCAACAGAACAAAAGCTAGCAGAAAAACAAGAAATGTTTTTTAAGTTTTGGGAGATGTATGATAAAAAGATAAACAGAGATGATGCTCTTAAAAAGTGGATGAAGCTGTCTATGGTAGATATGGGTGAGGCACTAAATGTTTTACCTATGTATGTTAAATCCACTCCTGAAAAACAATACAGAAAGAATCCATCTACATGGATATATCAAAAGGCATGGAGAAACGAAATAATATCAAAAGAAACAAAGCAAGTATATCAAAAACCAAAATTTACAAATGTTGATAAATAGAGAACAAATAGAAAGAACATTATTAGGAAAAATAATAAATAATCCACAAGATTATTATAACAATCACTCTTTGATTGATCCTAATTTATTTTCTAATGTATTTAATAGACGTTTGTATAATGTTTTGTCTGAAAAGCTAGACAAAGGAGATAAAATAGATTTAGTTGATTTAGCAGATAGTATAGATAATATAGAAGACGTGGCAGTTATAATGAAGGAAGACGCTATGTTAGAAACACAAGCACAAACTTGTGTATTGGTTTTGAATCAATATAAAAAGAAAGAACAACTAAAAGATTTTACTTCTAAAGTAAATAAAATGATTACTGATGATGAGGATGTTTTTGAGATTATGAATTATGTAGATGAAGAGGTTGTAAAAATATCAAGTGTAGACAGTGAAGGTGTAGTAGAAATAAAAGATCAGATTAGTGATTTACTTAAGTCTATAGAATACAAAATGAACAACAAAGGCTTGAATGGTGTTACTACAGGATTTAATAATATAGATAAGTTTACAGGTGGATGGCAAGAAACAGATTTAGTTATAGTGGGTGGAGCATCATCCATGGGTAAAACATCATTAGCCTTGGCTTTTGCTTTTAACGCATCCTTTTATGGTCAAGTGCCCACAGTATTGTTCTCATATGAGATGAGTAATCAACAACTGCTAAGCAGGCTAATATCATCTGACTCAGGAATAGACAACAAGTGGATATTAAAAGGTAGTTTAGATCAAACAGAGTTAGGTAAAATACACGAATCTGCAGGTAGGATAGAACAAACACCTATTTATATAGATGACTGCAATAACTCATCACTTAGATATTTAGTAAATAAAATTAGGCAGTATGTTATAACTAAAAAAGTAAAGTTAGTGATGGTAGATTACTTACAATTAGTAACAAACAACAAGAAAGGAAGGAGTAGGGAACAAGAGGTGTCTGAAGTAGCAAGAACCTTAAAGAACGTAGCAAAAGAGCTTAAGATAACTATCATAGCTCTTTCACAACTAAATAGGGGTGTTGGTCAAAGAGCTGAAAGCAGGCCTACTATAGCTGATCTTAGGGAGTCTGGTGAAATAGAGCAAGCTGCAGATATGGTTGTTTTAATATATAGGCCTGAGTATTATGGTATAGACACAGATGAAAATGGTAACAGCACAGAAGGTTTAGCTGAGGTTATATTTGCTAAGGGTAGAAATGTAGGAACAGGTGTATTAGGATTAAGGTTTCAAAAAGAATTAACTAAGTTTCATGAGATACAAAAGTAAAGAGAAAAAAGCCATAGATGTAGCTAGAGGAAAGAAAGCAGAAAAAAATTATGCTAAACTTTATACTAATGTAGAGTGGCCAACAGA